CTAGAGTTTTGGGTTTCCTAAGGATTATCATGGGATCTTGAATTATCATTTCAGATATCTGATCTCTTGTCATAAGTGCTGTTTCTCTGATCCTCTCCAATTGTCTCACTGGCCCTGTGTGAGCTTCTATTCTAAGTAAACCACCAAGCACTGTATCTCCTTCCTCAAATTCTGCCATAGTATCTACAACATTCCCCTTTATTATTTTATGAGAGATCATAAAGAAGTTCCTCTCAACATCATTCATTTTACCCCATAATTTCTTATAAATGAAATAATTATAATATTCAGGACCAAAACAAACCATGAGTGCCGGATTAAAAATTGGAAATTTGCCCATGTGATAAGGAACTACATTCAGACCGTGCTTCCTTGGATCATTGAAACCACCATCATAAGTGTGATAGATTTCCTCACAGTATCTTTTGTTTAAGTAACTTGATAACAAATATAAATCAAGACCTCCTCCATTCTCAACAATTTGTCTACTAGAACTGTAAGACTCTTTCACCATCCTGTAGAAAGAATCAGTGTTAACAGGATGAACAGATGATAAACAATATTTAAACAAAGTTGGGATAAAAGTCATATTACTAATAAATAGTGAATTGAACTCCCCTATTATGGGATTAATGCTAGATTTGACCTTAGATGTTCTACAATTGAAGAGATATTCAGAAATTTGTTGACATTTGAGGAACATAAATAATTTCACCTTAGCTGTTGCTGTGTCTGTTTTTGATATTTCCGGACAGAAAATGGTGTACGAGTCATCCGAAGACAATAGATCTTCATGATCTTTTGGATCCAACTGCAATTCAGAACACCACATTTGATATAACTTATCTCTGAAGGTCACCATGACTAAGTGTAGCAATGACGATGTGTAGTGCAATATTCCTTGACCCATATTTGATTCATTGTCATATGTGATTGAGCCATCTTTCAAGAACTTCTCTTTCACTTTTTGTAATCCCTCAAACTTGTGTTGATGAATGTTTTGTTCATCTAAATACCAAGCTTTAACAAGCCTGTCAGGCAAAATACATTTTTTGTTTTGATGTCTTATCAGGAGATCAGCAAATAAATTGAATAAATTACCCATCTTACTCCTAAATGGTGTGAATAAATATAGAAATTGTATTGGGACAAAACTAGG